TGTTCAGAGCTTCCTTAGCCATGGGGCTACCAGTCTGTTCAACGAGTAGCCGCCGATCCTCAGCCTTGATAGGGACTGGAAAGCTTCGGCCTTTCTTAGTCCAGATCGCGGTACGCCGCGCTGCGAGGAAATCCCACGCTTCGATCATCTCAGGATCCCACTCGGTCAGCGTGTCGCGTGATCCTTTGCGCCGCTGAGCATGTATGCCTGTTGGCTGATTATGTGTGTCGTTAAGGGTGCACACCTCGATGCCGCGTAGGCGCGCGCTATACGCGAGCACCATGACTGGCGCCAGGTAGCTCGGGCAACTGCCCTTTGTGTGTGGTGGACGGGAGCCGCGTTCACGAGCGAAGGTCAACACCTTGTCGAATGCAGCCGGCGTTGGCATACGGTGCTTCTTTGCTTCGCGTGCTTGCCTCACACCGATGGCTGGATTTGATCTACATAGGCCAACACGCATGCCCCATGCGAGTGTGCGACGTAAGTAGCGGTGAAGGTGATTTGCTTTACTGGGCGTTGCAGGAAGCGCGGGTTGGTGACCGTTGGCAAGCCGTCCCATTGCGAAAACTTCCACGAGTCGCCGGATCACAGGCGTCGTGATGCGATCAACCTGGACCGAGCCCAGTTTCGATCCGTCCTTGCGCAGGTAGTCGGCAATGGAGTTGGCATAGCGCTTGTAGTCATCTTGCGTGTCGGTCGCTAGTTCCTTGAACTCCAACGACTCATGGAAGCGATCAAAGAGATAACGCAACGTGCCTCGCATGCCCTTGCCTGCCCGTTCCTCAATGATTCCGTACAATTCCGATAGACGAGCTCCAGCGTAGGCCACGGTTTGCTTTCGTCTGTTTCCACCTTCGGGATGCGGCTCGACGACGTACCACCGGCCATCCCCCCAATAAAGGCCGCGCGGGAGCGCGGCCTGATCAATGTGAGATGGTATGAGGGGATTGAATTTGCGCTTGCGGCCTCTTGCCATTACATCAGCTCCTGTTCTGTATCCATCTCGATGTCGTTGTGTTGCTGCAATCCCAGCGCGGCGTTGAGCGCGTCTAGCGTTGTCCAGATACCCCCTCGACCGTCGTATTTGTATCGGATGCCCTGATCATTGGCCCAACGCACGACGGTCGCTGTACGGGGGGAGGGTCCAATCGGTGCGCATAGCCGCCGCAGATCCTCAAACGTCAGTACCTCACCGCTCATGCATCTTGCTCCTTGGTCCACTCCCGCCTGTGCCGCCACTGCTCGCGCATTTCCTCCACGAGCAAGTCAGCAGCGGCATAGCCGCGCTGAGCAGCGATGCGGAGCCGTAGCTCTCGCACCTTGGCTGCATCCGTGTAGCCCTGCCGTAGCCAGTGACGCGCCTCGCAAGCCCTGCGAAACCCTTCCATATTTGCGCCATCGATCATCGCTGGTGTGTGCCGGTGAATCGCAGGCCGAGCTGCACAACGTTGTGGGCGCGGGGCCGCGGCTCACGAGGGGTGCGGATGCGATGAGCACGCCGCCATTCGGTCATAGCCAACTCGAAGCTGGGGTGCTTCTGCGTGCGCCCACACACGCACTCGATGAAATGCCCGCCGCCGGCCTCGGGGCGGCGGGCGTCGAGCATGTGACGAGCCAGGTGGCCGCTCGTGCACGGCGGCAGAGGACTGTCGTGGTCGACCTGACGTTGCGTCACGGTACCTCCAGGCGCAGCACGCGCTCGGCGTCCCGAAGATGTTGCGCGGTGTCGGAGTCGATCCGGTCCAACGCTTGGGCGATGGTGTAGCCCATTTCGGCCAGCCAGTCGTGGCGATTCAGCACCAGAGCGGCTGTGAGCGCCTCCCCGGTGGACAAGGGGCCAGGCTCTCCCAAACGCGCTGCGGCGCGCGCAATCTCGATCGTGCGCTGCAGGTTCATGGCTGCGTCCTCCACGCGTCGCCGAGCTGGGCACGTGCTTCCTCGACACGCATGAGGCGCAAGCCCCAGCGTACCGACCAGGTGCGGGCCTGCTGCTCGTTGCAGGTCAGGATCAGCTGCCCGGAAGACTCCAGGCGATCAGCGCGGAACGCGAACAACAGATCGTCCAGCTCGATGAACTCCTGCAGGCCGAGCTTTTGACACAGAGCCTCGGCGTTGAGCGATTTGCAGCTGCCCTGCGGGCCGAGAAGAATGACCGACTCAGCCATGAGCAGCCTCCCGCCGCACAGCCATGCGGGTGCGGCGGCGCAGGCGCTGCGGCACCTGTCCGACAGCCAGGCCGGTCTGAGTCAGGCGCGGACGGCGCGTCGTCCACAGCTTGTAGACCAGCGCGCCACCGGCCGCCGGCGCCAGGACCGCCACAAGCGCGAGTAACTCAACCATGCGCCACCTCCCGCGCGGCCTGCGCGACCGCAGCTGCAGCCGCCGCAGTCGGCCTGCGCGGCAGCATGTTGGCCAGGTCAAAGGGAAAGTCCAGGCCGTCCATGAACTCAGCCAACTCAGTGCTGATGCGGTCTTCTACCGTCGTCCACAGGCGGGGCCCGTCGATGAGTTTCCAGCCGGTGCCAGTGCCACGCCGCCGCTCCCACGTTTGATGAGCCTCGCGTAGCGGTCCCATGTTCAGGGTGGCGGTGACTACGACCGCACCATGCGTGACGTGCATGGTGATGGTCGCTGAGCAGTCGCCCATGCTGCGGTCGTAGGCGGCGACGGCCGGCGTGGTAGCCTCCGGGCCGGGTCCGGTGCTCAAAGCCAACGGACGTGCTGCCGTGGCTGGACGTGTTCCAGTGTGCTGTTGCATATCGACTCTCCTGAGTTGCGTTGGTGGAGGGCCCTGGGGCGGTGTTACAGCACCGCCCGCCGGCCCGCTGGTGCGGGGTTAGATCAGGTCGGCGCCAGATGGCGGAATGCTGGGGTCGGGCTCACGCAGACGTTGCGCGCTGCTGAGGACATCAAGCAGTTCGTGGCGGATGTACTCGGCCACTGCCGCCGGTCCGTCGTGATTGATGCCTGCCTCGATCGCGATATCGTTGGTCAGCGCTGCGAGCAATGTGGTCGCGTGGTAGGCGAGCCAAAGGCGGGACTGATCTTCTTCACTGATCGAGAAGTCAGCGTCCTCTGGCAGCTGTGGGTTCGGGTGAACGGCGTCCATCACGCCACCTCCGATGCAGGCATGCGCTCGATGACCCATTCCTGCAGCGCGGCGGCCTCGTCTTCCGGCATGACCACGTGCAACGAGCCAATGACCAGGCCAGTTCCGTCATTGACAAGAAACAACGCGCTCGGCTCGTCGATCGCGCTGCAGGCGAACATCACCGGTGGGCGATCATGCAGACCGTCGGCGTACAGTTCGGCCAGCACGTCGGTCTTCCGGATTTGCAGAAGCAGGTACACGCCGGGGGCCACGCGCAGCGTCTTATGCATGTCGCGCCGGCTCACTGGCGCACCTCGGCCAGATCGACATTGATGCCGGAATGGCGGCCTCAACGTCGGCCAAGGTCAGCGCCTCGGGCGCTTTGCCAGTGGCTTGCAGCTTCGCCTGCAGGGCGAGCCAGGCGGTGTGATTCCAGTCGAGGGTGTCGGCGATCAGGCCGAAGTAGTGGGCGATCTGACGCGCGGCATTGGCCGGCGCTTCTTGAGCGTCGTAGGACATGCAGGACTCCGTTTGTAATTTGGAGTCCGCCGCCCCGACGCCAATCGGGGTGGCGGACGGTGCGGGTTGGCGTACCGGACAAACGGAACCGGTGGGCCTCGCGGCCCCCACGCACCGCCCGCCATAGAACTGGCAGGCACGCGCCCGAGCAGAAGCCGGGCGAGAAAAAAGCGCCGGGCATCGTTCGATGGGCGCTGTTGCGCCGTTTGAAGTCGGGACGCCAATCCCGGCCGCCGATTTTGCGGCGACGCGGTAATAGTTGCTCCGCTCCCGGTCGGAAGTCAACGAAAATTTCTCAAAATTTCCCACATGTGCGAGCGTGCTCATTTGGCAAACACCCAGCACTTCACGGTGGTGCCGACGCCGGTCAGATCGTCCTTGAGGACGGCGCTATTGACGGCTACGTTCGCGCCGATGAACTTGTGCCGACGCGAATCTCCAAGCAGCGCACGCAGCACCTTGAGATCGGGCACGGACTGACTGAACTGCGCGGCTCGTGCCGCGAAGTGATTGAGGTTGATGGCGATGCGCTGCGTGTCGCGGCTGTGGTTGACGACGGCTTTACCGTGGCCGGTGGCTTCGAGGTATTCGTAGACCTCCCAGAACTCGTTGACCATCGCGTGGTCGGCGCTGATCGCCTTCTGTCGTTCCAGCGCCATGTCCAACAACGCCAGCCGGGTCTGCTCGACCATGTCGTCGGGGATGGTGATGACCAGGCGCAGGCAGTCGAATAGCGCCAGCATCTGGGCGTGGTTCTTGATGACGCGTTCCAGGCGCAGATCCTGCTGCGCGCGCAGCTTGGCCTCGAAGACCTTCACCCGTTCGGCGAACAGATCGAGGATGGCGCGTTCCTGACGAATGGCGCGCACAAGGAAGTGGCTGACTTCTTCGACCTGCAGCGCGTTGAGATTGTCGGCCGCGATACGGCTTTCGGTGGTGACCTGGGGACGTTTGAAGTGCAGCTTTACGATGCGCGTGAGGATCGCCTCGCTGGCGTCCACCGCAGCGTTCTGTGTGATGACGATCGTGCCGCGAAACGGCGGCTCGTAAGTCTCGTTGCCGCCGTTGCGCACGCCGCGTGTTGCTAGCGTGCCGCCGTCGAAGAAGTCCTTCAGCTCATCCCATTCGAACGTCTTTGAATGTGCCTTGTCTGGCTCGCTGCGATCGGCTTCCAGTAGGACCACGGGCATGCCAGACACCTGGCCCATGGCGCGTGCACGGCCGGCCTTGGACGACTTGGCCGGGTCGAAGCCCTCGTAGTCCGAGCGGCCTAGCAGCTTCCACAGGAACGTCAGCAGCGTGGTCTTGCCGGCGCCCGCTTCACCGGTGGCTTCGAGGAATGGGAAGCTCTTGTGCCCGGCGCGGATCTGCTCGGCGAACAACGAGCCAAACCAGAACGTCATGGCGACCATGCCGTGCGTGCCAAAGCACTGCCACAGCCACGGCAGCCAATCTACGCGGAACGCGTCGGCGTCGCGCTGGATCTCCAGACGGATGGACTTCTGCGTCGTCTTCAAGCGCAGCTTGTCGAACTCGAAGTAGTCCTCTTCGTTGGCCGTCACCAGCTCGCCGTCGCGCACGGCCATATCGCCGAGCAGGTAGGCACGGTGCTCCTTGCTGTAGCCCACGAAGTCGATGGCGTCCACCGTCTTGATCGCCTCGGTCTGCTCTTCGATCAGGCGGTCCAGCTGGTGGCCGGTACCGGTGAACATGGCACCGGCGGCCAGGGAGATCAGGCGCTTCTTGAACTCGGAGGCGCTCGCGACATGGCCACCTGTAAAGGTGCCCTTTACGCTGGGTCCGTCGTGCGGAAAATCGACACGGAAGTAGTACCAGCTTTCGTCGGTGACCTCTTGGCGCTGAAAATACAGGGCTTCCGGGTAGCAGTTGGCAATCTTCTGCACGGAACAGGCGGCGCGCTTGATCTTCTTCAGATCCTCGGCCGCAACCTCGTCGCCTTCGTCCGCATCGATGTCGCCCAGCTTCTCCTTGCGCAGCTTGTCGAAGCGTTGCGTATCGAAATCGAACCAGTACAGGCGAGAGCGGTAGTCCAACCAGAAGTCGTTGCGGCCGTCGTGTTCGAACATCAGCAGGCCTTTGTCCACAGCCGAGCGAGCCACAAGCAGGTCGCCCTGGTAGCGGGATTCGTTGACGTCGTTGTCCCATTGCTTGGGATCATCGGACGCGATAGCGCGCAGATGCAGGTCGTTCCAGTCGGTCTTCTTGCCGTCGTGCTGGACGATCTGCGCGGCCCGCGAGTCGAAGCCCAGCGCCGCTGCGCGCTTGATGTGCTTATGCGTGTACGCACGGGCGCCCGGCTCGTTGTCCAGCGCCCACACGAGCGTCGGGAGATGGGCCATGCGTGCCTTTGCCAGCTCGCGTAGCGATTCTTCCGGAAATGCGTTGGAGGACATGGCCGACACTGCGCACATGCCGTGCTGCAGGAGCGCGATCGCATCAAAGATGCCCTCAACGATCCACACCTCGCGCGCCGTCTGCATGGCTGTCAGCGCGGCAGGCGCCGCCCACCAAGCCCCCGCATAGCTCTGGCCTGGCGCAAAGCGCGCCTTCTGCTTGCCGAAGCGGTGCGGGCGATCGATCAGGCGCTCCCACCAGCCGCCTTTGACCAGCGGAAAACGAACCGTCGCGGTACCGGCGCTGATCTTGCGATCGTAATGGCTATCCTGGGTGTAAAGACTGATACGCCCAGGATTTCTTAGAACCTGTTCACGATCT